GGTTATGAATCTCGACGAGAATCATATCTAGACGAGACACACATCTCGACTAGACTTGCATCTCGACGATATATCTGCTACAATACACAAGAATCTCGACGAGAGCATTATGTACGACGACTACGATCTCGACTATACAATGTGTCATGATAATGCACACGATCTCGACGAGACATATGACATATGGGTGCAGTCATTTGCACACACACAACTAGATGATGATCTCGACGAGGAGTATGCACGCGATGCGCAAGATTATGATGCGCTTGCGTATAAGCATTATGCATGATATAATGTAGTACACTCACACATCTAGATGCCCATGTATACACTTACTAAGCGCAAAGTACGTGTTATTCTAGACATCGAATGCTATGATGATCTAGACATCGAATCACTCGATTGGAATGACATCTTACACCTGGAAGGTGATGAGAATGTCGACACTACCATCGTGGATGATGACATCGACTGGTGAGTGTGCTAGTTCGTTGATTGGCATAAGATGACACATAGGGGAGCGTTTGAGTTAGTGACACTCAACGCCCCTCTTTTTAATGTCATAAATTCGTGCATTTTTAAATGTCACTAACCTATGCGTGCTTATGTGTCAACAATTAGTTTTGGTATTAAATGTCAAGAATGTGTGCCAATAGTTTTGGTGGCATAAACATTTACCATTCCGTTCAAAATCGTGTATTGTAGTCACAGTTGAGAAATTCACCAATGGATGAGTTCACTTTCGACACTGATATTTTCGCTGAGATTAATGATTCTCAAGCGGAAATCTTTGATGTTATTGAGGAGGAAAAGTTTGATGTAGAAAAATACATCAACGGCGAAACCGATTACTGATACCAACTCAGAAACTTTTCCTCCTCAATAACATTTTTCAATGCTTCGTAAAATCACAACTCACCCTGAAAATTCCGTTCGCTTCACACCTCATGCGAAAAAAATCACCCAGGAATTAAATGAGTATCGCCGCGCCAATGGTGAGGTTTCGTTGAAAGAAATGGCGCGAATCTTCAATCTGGGAGAGACAAGTTGTGCCCGCTACTACCATGGAGTTCATCACTTCCAGGGTGGATATTATAATGGCACAAGTTACACACAAGTTCGCAAGGGTGCGTGTGTTGATATTTGAGGTAGTTTGATACATTTAGTGGGTGGGCAGTTATTGACACAAACTGGTCGGCTGCCTGCCCACCTGCCCGATTGGCACAAGCAACCTTAAGATTCTCTTTCGTAGTTTTGTATCGTGGTGAACTACCGCAGGTGGGCAGGTGTGCCATCATAAGGGCATGAAAACAAAAACACTTCTCTCCTCTCCCCAAACCCTGCAGGATCTGCAGGATTTCATGTTTGACACCATGGCATCCACAGAGATGGCAGTTGATTGGTTCTGCGATCGTCACGATGTTAGTGCAACTGACGACGTGATAGATTTCGTGGTTGATGCACACTTTGCTTTTTTCGGAGAATGAAACTCACAACACTTCAAGTTGCCGCTAAACTGAAGACAACCGACTTCAGTGCGTTTGACAAACCCGGCACAAATAAAGGTGCTCGTGGTCAACTACTGGAAATCGCCCTGGGTGTACCCAACTCCAGTGATTTGACTGATCTTGCTGACGGTGAAATCAAAACTTTCACTGTAGGTGAATCAATCGCCGTGACACAGTTGAAGCACTGCCTTTCTGAAATTATTGAGGATTCAGTGTCATTTAAGGACAGTAAAGTTGGAGAGAAACTTAAACAGTGCGTTTACGTTGGGTTCACACGTTCCAATGATTATGTGGGCACTGAGGTATTGAATGAGGAAACTCACCCCGAACACTATCAACAACTGAGTGAGGATTATAATTATATTTGCACTGCAATCCGTGCTGCATTTGAGTCTGAAACTCAACTTTCTACGTTGACAGGACCTAACGGACTTCTGCAGATTCGCACTAAGGCATCAAAAACAAATGGTTCCTATGTTCCTTTGACCTTTGCAGGTTGCACCCTAAAAGATAAAGGAATGGCGTTCTATTTGTGCGGACGTTTTGGTAAAGAAGTTGTGTGATTTTTGGGCAGTTATTGACACCCAGGTCAGCCGCCCGACCACCCGTCCGATTGGCACAAGCAACCTTAAGGTTTTCTTCCGCAGTTCTGTATCACCACGAACTACAAAATTTTGGAATCTGTGCCATGCTTAAGGCATGAAAAAAACAAACCTCTACGAATCCTCTTTCTACATCCGTCGCACTTGGACGACGTTCTCCGGTTCCATCACCAAGGTGGACCACGTTGGACCCTACGGGGAAGATCAGGAATACGCTGTGGCAATGCAGCGGAAGCACGACATGGATCGTGCCGTTCCTGCCACTGAGCAGATCACCAAGTGGGAGTGGGTTGATGGCGTAACTGCCATTGCCGACCTGGTGTTCTCCTGATTTTCTTCAGGTTTCCCCGTTGACTTTCCGCTCAATCCATCCTACCTTAGGGACATGAAAAAAATCCAATTTGATTCGAACGGCATCTTCGCATCTGATGCCCGCCTACGCTCCATCGCTCTGGAGTGCCTGGAGCAGGAGCGCCAGGAACGTGCCTGCCGCCGTGCCGCTTGGTTCTCCAAGTGGAACGATTCCCGCCCTCAGGGAACGTTCGGCACCTGGAACATTTCCGACCGGCACTAAAACCGGCACAATGACCCCGGCGGTTCGCCGCCTCTACCGACTACAATCAACACATACCAAACAAACACACATGACCAACGCTCTCAAAGGAACTGAACTGCTCGACGCCATCCGCTCTATGGAGACCGCAACACGGACCGAGCAGTGCCTGGGTTGCGGTTACGTTCGGGAGAACGGGAAACCCGCTTTCACTTCTTTCTACGAAGCGATCATGGAAGCGCGTGGTATCACCACCGCAGCGCAGGAGAAGGAAGAACTGCTCACAGAATACAAGGATTCCGAAGAACTGGAAACCCTGAAGGAACTTCTGGAGGACTACCCTGCCGACGCGATCAAAGCGTTTGTGGAGTGCTTCGGTGACGGTCTCCTGGAGGATTTTGCCGATTCCTATCAGGGTGAAATGAGCGGGGCAGAGTTCGCCCAGCAGTTGACCGAAGGTTGCTGGGGCATGGATGTGCCTGGGTTCGTAGAGGTTGACTGGCAGGCAACTTGGGAGAACCTGGAGCGTTACGACTACAGCGAGCAGGATGGGTTCATCTTCTCCGCTCATTTCTGAATTTCTTAAGGTTTGGGGGGTTCGTTCCCCCCGTTCGTGCTGTAGAATTTAAACGTTCCAAACCAACCACCCATGACCTCTTCCACCCAGAACCTGCTCAACATCGCCGCAGAACTGAACGCAGCAGGCAAGGAAGTTAAAATCACCCGCCTTCGCACCTCACACGGTTCCAAGGCAAACCGCTACGCCGACCGCATCCGTGGTGGTTCCTCCCGCGTTCGCACCCATGGCGGAGCAGCAGGCAGCAGGGGAACCAGCATGACCACCAAGGCGAGCGCCCTGGCAGACGTGGGTTGACCACAGCGTTCGTGCGTGGTAGGCAGTGCCCCCCTGGCGGGGGCGTTGCCGCCCGGCGGCGCGTGTATATAAAACGCATAGGTACCATTAAGCTATAAAGTCTTGCTTTTGCGAGGTCTTTGTATAACACAAGACTTTTCTATATAAAACAAAAATGAAAAAAGAAATACCTCTCATGCAAAAAAATTCCGCAGAAAATTTTTCAACCATAGAAGTCGATCCTGTAACTGGGGAATATGTTGCCGTCATACCAGAGTGGATCATCAGTGAGTTTGGATGGTATGAAGGAACAGAAGTTAATATGGAAGTAGAGAGTGGTTGTATCGTAATAACCGAATTGAAAGATTGACTCTTAGTAGAGTTGATAGTATAATTAGAACTGAATCGATTCAAATTCAAACTTGACTTAAGTTATGGCAAAAGGATTTACAGTAAAAGCGAAAGCTCCCGTTGCGAAGAAAGAACCAGAATGGGACTATGATAAAGCAAAAGAATTAATCAAAGGAAAGACTGTTGTATTCTGCCTACCTGGTAGAGGAGTATCTTATACGTATCTAAAGAGTTTTGTACAATTGTGTTTTGATCTTGTACAAGCAGGTGCAAGTATTCAGATTTCACAAGACTATTCATCTATGGTGAATTTTGCACGTTGTAAGTGTTTAGGTGCAAATGTACTCCGTGGTCCAGATCAACTACCATGGGATGGTAAATTGCAGTATGATTATCAGTTGTGGATTGATAGTGATATTGTATTCAATAGTGAGAAGTTCTATCAGTTAGTATTGATGGATAAGGATATTGCTTCTGGGTGGTATTGTACTGAGGATGGAGTTACTACAAGTGTTGCACATTGGATGGATGAAGAAGATTTCCGTTCTAATGGTGGAGTAATGAATCATGAAACTCTAGAGAGTATTCAGAAGCGTAAGAAACCATTTACTGTTGATTATGCAGGATTTGGATGGTTACTTATTAAGCATGGAGTATTTGAGCATGAAGGATTGCCCTATCCATGGTTTGCACCAAAGATGCAAGTATTTGAATCTGGTGAAGTTCAGGACATGTGTGGAGAAGATGTAAGTTTCTGTCTTGATGCTAAGGAAGCAGGATTTGAGATTTGGTGCGATCCTCGCGTTCGCGTTGGGCACGAAAAAACTCGCGTTATCTGATGATGAGTAGAGAATTATATACAATTCTCCATAAGGGTCAAGTTCTTGCCGAAGGCTTGACTCAAGAGGAATATTTTACTAAACTAGCAGACCTGGCAGAGGACTTCTACGTCACAGGCACTCCGAACCCCTCGGAGCTCGATACACACATTACTAAAGAGGATTAATTATGGCACGGTCAAAAGTTGGCATCATGGGTGAGAAGATGATTGAGTCTAAACCCAAAAAGACTCGTCAAGGGCAAGGGAAGAATACAAAGTATGCCGCTTCTTCTCGTAATAATGCTAAGAAGGTATATCGCGGACAAGGTAAATAAGCACAGATGTAAACAAATGTTATGGCGTGCTTGATTGCTAATCTTCCTTCAATGGAAGTATGGGTACGTAAAGAATATCTCACCGACCATCAATCTGGACATGGTGAATTTGTAAAGGGCGTTTGGGTATCAGTTAAGTCGATACCTGGACGCGCTTTTTATTTTGAAACGTACCTACCAGATTATGCGGCAATGTATGATAAATTGCCGATTTCTGCATTCGTAACGGATCCAGAAACACCTAAACCTGATATGAGCTTACCAAACTTACAGTTCTGGAACTGTATGGACTATGGTGTAGTATCAGTTGATAAGAAGTTTATTGGTTCAATGGACTTTGAATGTTATACCAGAGATCATGGAATCATGAAAGGTACTTATGTTTGTACTATCGATAACTATCATCATGATCCTGATTATGTTGATTGGGCAACAAGTGAAAACCCAGCAGAACATAAGTCTCATAACTTAATTGAATTGGAAAATGGGCAGTATGCTCTATATCCAAATAATAGATTACGTATCTTTGATAATAGTTTGACTCCTGTTGATCCTAAAATGCCTGATTTTAAGGTATCTACTCAATATTATTCAGTTGAAAATGGTTATGACCGCCTTGGTATGGGACGTGAAGATGAATATCATTGGAAAACTGCAAAGGAACGGGCAGAAGAGGAAGAAATAAATACTGATGAGGGATAGAAACCCCTATAAAAGTTCTGATTATCAATCAGGAGTAATATGGGCAACTCACCAGTCGATAGAGACAAGGACTACATGTTCCAAATGTGGGGAACTACCAGTTTAATTACTGATTATTGGACTAAGCCACACGAAACAAACGATATACCTGAAGAATTGACCACTGAAGAGCAAAATTTAGAGTGAGGGTATAAATAAATTCAGAAAAATCTACCCCTGTAATGGCATCTCAAAGGGTTTCTAGAGCGTTCAAGGATATTAGTTTCTCTTTTGATCCTCATCCAGTATCAAAAGACCTCCCAATCATTACAAATGAACGTGCAATCATACGTTCAGTTCGTAACTTGGTAGAAACTATCCCTACAGAACGCTTTTTTAATCCTACATTAGGCACTGATATCCGTCAAAGCCTATTTGAATTGGTATCTTATAACACTGCTACTATCATTAGAGACCAAATTGTAAATACGGTTGGTTTTTATGAGGATCGAATTGAAAATTTAAAGGTGAAAGTTGATCCACAACCTGATGATAATAGTTTTGATGTGACAATCTTCTTTGATATTGTAGGTCAAGATTTTCCACCACAATCCTTTTCATTCATACTAGAGGCAACTCGATAAAAAATGCCTTTTACACAGTTTACTAACCTAGATTTCGACCAAATTAGGGATCAAATCAAAGATTATCTCCGTGCTAACTCAAATTTCACGGATTTTGACTTTGAAGGGTCCAACTTTTCAGTCTTAATCGATACTCTTGCTTATAATTCTTACATTAATGCATTTAATGCAAACTTAGTTGTTAATGAATCGTTCCTTGATGGAGCAACAGTACGTGAAAATGTAGTTTCTTTGGCAAGAAACATAGGTTATGTACCTCGCTCCGTAAGCGCCGCTAAGGCACAGGTAACATTCACAGTACCTGTTGGGTTTGACAGTGGTATTCTAACGCTTGAGGCGGGTTTAACGTGTATTGGAGCAGTAGATAACACCTCATATCGCTTCTCTATACCAGAAGATATCACTGCAAAAGTAATTAATGGATCTGCACAGTTCGGAACCACAGAAAAACCAATAGATGTCTTCCAAGGATCGTTCCTTACTACTCAATTCTTGGTGGATGGTTCAACAGACCAAAAATTTATCATTGATAACCCCAATGTTGATGCCTCTACTATCAGAGTATATGTTAGAGGTATAGGTGATACTGGTATTGGAAGAGAATATCACGCTGTTGACAATATTATTAAGATTGATGGTTCATCTAACATCTTCTTAATTCAAGAAGTACAGGAAGAAAAGTATGAATTGCTGTTTGGTGATGGATATTTTGGTAAAAAATTAGAAGATAACGCTGTTATTACTGTTCGCTACATTGTAACTGATGGATCTGCTGGAAATGGTGCAAGATTATTTGATTTTCAGGGCAATTTTACTAATGAAAACGATGTAAGAGTCATTCCTACTGCATCAATCCCCGTCACAACCGTTCAGAAGGCGATGAATGGTGGTGCAGCAGAGAATTTATCCTCTATAAAATACTTTGCTCCTAGGATGTATGCTGCGCAACACAGAGCGGTTACATCTAGAGATTATGAAGCAATAGTTCAAAAAATATATCCTAATACTGAATCAGTATCTGTGGTCGGTGGTGAGGAATTATCTCCTCCAAGATATGGAACGGTTCAAATCAGCATCAAACCAAAGAATGGAACATACGTTTCTGATTTTGATAAGCAACAAATTTTAAATAGACTAAAACAATATTCAGTCGCTGGTATGAATCAGTCGATTGTTGATCTTAAAATCCTTTATGTTGAAATTGATTCGACTATCTACTGCGATTTCAACAAACTTAGTTCTACTGATGTCTTAAAAACTAATATTACATCAGCATTAACTCGATATTCAAAAGATGTCGATATGAATCGCTTTGGTGGCAGATTTAAATATAGTAAGATCCTTCAATTGATTGATAGAGTTGATGATTCTATTACTTCTAATATAACTAAGATTCTTATTAGAAGAGACATGAAGGTTTTGAAGAATCAGTTTGCACAATATGAATTGTGTTTTGGAAATAAATTTCATGCAAATCCAGGTGGATTCAATATCAAATCAACAGGATTTAAAATTTCCGGTGAAAATTCTATAGTTTATTTTACAGATACTCCTACAGATGATCCAGATAAAGGAATTCTATCTGTAGTAAAAGTTGGTGATAAAGGAAAAATAGTTGTTGTAAGGAAAGATGCAGGTGTGGTTGATTATAAAAAAGGTGAAATTATTCTCAATACTATCAATATAATAGAAACAGTTGCAGCAAATGATGTAATTGAGGTTCAGGCATTCCCAGAATCAAATGATATTGTTGGATTGAAAGATCTTTACCTCTCATTAGACATTTCACATAGTAAGATAAATATCATTAAAGATGTCATAGCATCAGGCGAAGACATTTCTGGCGTCTCATTCACAAGAGATTATTATACTTCAAGCTATTCCAACGGAGATTTAGAGAGGAAATAAAATATGTCGCATTTTGAGAAGAGAGTGCAACTCAATAAAATTATTGAGAGCCAACTTCCTGAATTTTTAGTAGCGGATTTTCCAAAAGCAGTAGAATTTTTCAAGCAATATTATATCTCTCAGGAATATCAGGGAGGTAATGTTGACCTGATTGATAATCTTGACCGCTATATCAAGCTTGATAATTTAATACCAGAAGTAGTTGTAGGAAAAACTAAACTCTCCTCTACAATAAGTGCAACAGATACAACCATAACTGTAGCATCCACTAAAGGATTTCCGGATGATTATGGTCTGTTGAAAATTGATAATGAAATTATCACTTATACTTCAAAGACAGATACTACTTTTGTAGGGTGTATTCGTGGTTTTAGTGGAATTACTGGATATGATGATACCACTAGTTTTAATTTTAGCAATACAAATCGTCAAAGTGTAATTTTTGAAGACACTGAAGCAGCAGCACATACAGCAAATGCTGAAATACAGAATCTGAGTGCTTTATTTTTACAGGAATTTTATACGAAATTAAAAAGGACATTTGCACCAGGATTTGAAAATGAAAATTTTGTTGCTGATCTAAATGTCGGTAACTTTATAAAGCACGCTAGAGATTTTTATCAATCTAAAGGTATTGAAGAATCTATAGTCATACTCTTTAAGGTTCTTTATGGTGTTACTGCAAAGGTAATTGATCTTGAATCAAGATTAATCAAACCATCTTCTGCAAATTTTCTTAGAAGAGAAGTTATTGTAGTTGAACCTATATCTGGCAATCCCTTAGAATTAGAAGGTCAAACAATATACAAATCAAATGATTTGAAAACTAGTGCATCTATTTCCGAAATTGAAATATTTACAAGGAAAGAGAAAACATTCTATAGAATGGGTCTATTCATTGGTTATAATGACAGAGACTTAGTAGAGGGTATTTTTGAAGTTCCTGGATTTTCTAGAGTATTGGAATCTGCAGAATATAATACTCTTACAAATGTTGGAGCATCTGTAATAAGTGTTGATTCTACGATTGGATTCCCAGAGCAAGGATCATTAATATCTGGTGGTAATAAAATTACATATACATCAAAGAGTGTAAATCAGTTCTTTGGGTGTACATGGGAACCTAAGTCTAATCTTGATATTAATGCAACAATATCTTTGGGTGATGCTATCAGAGCGGATGAAACTGTATTTGGATATGGAAATGGTGATATTAATAACCGAATAGATCTTCGTATGACTGGAGTTCTCTCTGACTTCGTTTCTTTGGAAGATACTCCATTGATGGAAGATGAGGAAGAACTTCTAGTAAGAAATGTTGGTGAAGTTGTTGCTAATCCTCCAGGAGAGCAAACTTACAAAGAAATTTTTGCAAACTCTTGGAAATATAATACAAGCACAAGATTTGATATTAAAGAGATTCAATCATCTACATTTGTACTTCATGAAGGTACATTGCCTATCGATAAATCACAACTTTCTGTAGGCGATTCTGTAGATATTTTAGTTCAGAAGAGTAATATTGTCGCACATTCAGGTGCAATTGTTGAGAGCATTGATAATACAAATAAAGAAATTGTACTTTCAAATTTAAGTACATTCAGCCCATATCAAAATGCATCTGGTCAAACTATTAGTCAAACTTACAGTATTAGAAGAAATCTATTTAAAGCGAAGAGTTCCCCAACATTATTAAAACTTGGGAATGATGTTTATATTTCAAATGTACATAATGTTTATACTTCGGACGATCAATCCTTTGGATATGTTGCATCAAATTCTTTACCAAGCTACTTGATTAATGATGAAATTATTGAATCAGCAATTCCAAATGGTGGAGAACCATATCTAGATGATTATGATGGATTCTTCAAAACTTATTCATCGATAGTATTTGATGAACCAGTTAAATTTATAAATGGTGATGAAGTTGTATATCATGCAGAAAATTCTATTAAAGGATTAGTCTCAGGTGAGACTTATGTTGTTAAGTTGATAGCACCAAACAAAATAAACTTATACACATCAAAAGTACAGATATCTACAAATGATTTCAATAGATTTGGTGAGAAAGGATCTTCTCCATCAGGGCAGCATAAGTTCACATTAAAGAGACACGAAGATAGAATTATATCAGCGAATAATATTTTAAGAAAGATACCTTTGTCTCATCCAGTGTCTCAGGGTGAGAGTATTGAGAGAAATATTGGAAAAGTTGGTGTTCTTATTGATGGTGTTGAAATTACCAGTCCAGAATCAACTGATAGTGTTTTTTATGGACCTATTGATAAATTTGAGGTTCTTAATGGTGGAAAGGGATATAGTGTAACGGAACCACCAAAAATTTCAATAACTGGTGCAGGTACTACCGCATTAGTCGAACCAGTTGTTCAAGGGATAGTTGAAGAAGTTCTCGTCGATCCTCAAGATTTTGATGTTGATGATGTTTTATCGATTACCTTAAAGGGTTTGAATGGTGATGGTTGTGTATTAAAACCTGTCTTAGGAAAACGTTTTAGGGAAATTGAATTCGATTGCCGCCGATTAGATCTTGGTGGTGGAATTGATATTGAAGATGAAACAATTACATTTAGAGAAAATCATAATTTGGTGAATGGTCAGATCGTTGTTTATAATCAGGATCTTAATGACCCATTATCAGTTGGAACTGGATTTGACTCTACTAATACAACAACAGGTCAATTAGTTACTGGTGATCAATATGCAGTAAGAGTTGTTAATCCCAGAACCATCAAATTATATAACACTGTTGGTGAAGCATTAACAAATGGAGTCGGAATCAATACAATTGGATTGACGGAAACTTCAAATGGAATACACAAATTTAGAACTGAAAAGAGAAACAATTTAAGAGAAGTAAAAGTATTAAATCCTGGATCTGGATATACTTATAGAAAACTTAGAGTAAAACCAGAACAAGTTTCAATAGAATATGATACGATTATTATCGAAAATCACGGATTTGAGAATGGTGAAATTGTAAAGTATTCCTTCACTGACACTCAGATTGGAGGATTGGATACTTCAAAGCAATATTCAATTCAAAAACTAAGTTCGGATAGATTTAGATTAATTGATATTGGTGTTGATGGTCAAACAGAAACTGATTTAATCCGAGGAAAATATGTAAATCTTACAAGTAATGGTACAGGATATCATATTTTCCAATATCTCCCATTAACCGTGGAGGCGGACGTGACTTTTTCTGGAGGAACCCCAGGAACTATTACGTTCACACCAATAATCACTGGTTCTATCATTGATGCATATCTTTATGAATCCGGAACTGGATATGGTTCTACTACATTAAATCTCCATAAGAAACCTGTCATATCTCTCTCTAAAGGAAAGAACGTTCAACTTTCTCCAATTATCGATAATGGTAAAATTAAAGACGTTCAAATTTTGAATGGAGGAAAAGATTTTGTTACTACACCAGAATTAATTTTTGAAGATACATCCACACCGGGTGGAGTTGGTGCTGTAGTTAGACCAGTTATAGTTGATGGTAAGTTAGACTCTGTAGTTGTTATTAATGAGGGTCTTGGATACAATGAAAACACAACATCAATCATTGTAAAAGAGAGGGGATTTGGATCAAAGTTTGAAGTAAGAGTCAGAAATTTGACGGTAAATGATGCGGAAAGATTTGCAGTACATTCAAGAAACAGATCTGAAAAAATATTCTCTAGTCTTACCAAGAGTAAAAAAGATGATTCTTTAGTATTTGGAATCTATGGATATTCTGAAGATCTGGCAGAACAATTTGAAAAATTAGATGGAAGTCATTCACCTATCATTGGATGGGCATATGATGGTAATCCAATCTATGGTCCATTTGGATATAAGAAGTCTGATGATATTCAGTCTGGTGTAACTTTATTAAAAACCGGATATAATGTAAACACCAATGCGATTGTTGATAGACCACCAAATTTTTCTCCAGGATTCTTTATTGATGACTATCAATTTGATTCCAGTGGAGATTTAGATATTCATAACGGAAGATTCTGTAAAACACCAGAATTTCCAAATGGAGTTTATGCGTATTTTGTTGGCGTAAGCACAAGTTTACTAAATCCAAAATTTGAACCAAATTATCCATATTTTATTGGTAATACTTACAAATCAAAAGTTATTGATGAAAACTTTACTCTAGACCACTCGTTTGATTTCAATAATGCAAATGTTGTAAGAAATACATTACCGTACAATGTTAATAGTGTGTATGGTGATTATGACTTTTTAAATGAAGGATATGAAGTATTTGATCAGAGATCTAGAGTTAAATCTATAACTAAGGGTGATATTGATGATATTCAAATCATTGAAGGTGGTTCTGGATATAAGTTAAAGGATAAAGTTAATTTTGATTTATCCACTAGTGGTGGAACTGGATTGAGTGCTGAAGTATCAGAACTATCTGGAAAAGATGTTATTTCAGTTAACACCAGTCTTGATAAGTATGAGAACGTTGTTTTTGAATGGAAAAATGATTATGAGGTAACTGCATTTTATCAAAGTGGATTTGACTTCCTTAATAATGATAATATCCTTATAAGTGGTTTATCAACTTCCATAACATCACTTGCTGGTTCTAGAAACATTGGATTCAGTACAGAAACTGTTGCTCTTGCTAAGACGATGTCTGCGTATAGTGGTACGCCATATGGTAAGTATGAAGATATAGTCGTTAATAGACGATTCAATAAAGTATCAGTTGGAAGTACTTTAGAAATTATTTCTTCGGAGGGAACTGAGATAGTAACTGTATTGAATGATTATGCTAATGGTTTATTAAGAGTTCAAAGGTATGGCACTGCTGGAGTTGCCCATTCCACATCATCCACTATAAATCTAAAATCTAATACAGCAACAATAAAAACCAGAACAAAGCAATTTGCATCCGAAAGAGATTCTCTAGCATATTTTAATCCTAAAAATTCTGTAGGTTTAGGAACTGCTGAAGGATCAAAAAAATCTTTCCAAATAAATGGAACACCATATTCTATTCCTGTACCAATACGTCAAATCTATATTCCAAATCATCCATTTCAAACCGGAGATAAATTAACATTTACAAAATCACCAAAACTAACAACCACATCTCTTCTTGTAGGAAATAATAATTCTCAAACTGATACTTTCTATATTCCTGATACTGTTCTTGATACGTACACAGTTTATGCAATTAATAAAGGAAGGGATTATATTGGATTGACAACATCTGTTGGATTGACAACTACAGGAGATGGTCTATATTTCTTCACTGATGGTAGTGATGAGTCTGATTACTTACTCAAAACTAATAAAGACCAAGTCACTGGAGAGGTTGATAAGATCATTACTACGGTAAGTTGTGGTTCAACTCATGGATTAGTGGAGGGTGATTCAATAAAAATGAATATTGTTCCGAATACTATAGTTGGTATTGGAACAACCACAGCACTTACTTTGAAATTCAATTCAGATGAACAAAAAATTCTTGTTAATCCTACAGGAATTACTTCTTCATCAATTGATATTACCAGTAATTCATTTAATCATTCGGGTCATGGATTTGAAACTGGAGATAAAGTTTATTATGAGACTGTAGAACCAGCTGCAGGTTTATCTGTTGGATCATACTTTGTAATCAGAGATTCGTTTAGTAAATTCAGATTAGCTGAAACGAAGTATGAATCATTCCCTGGAACTGAGAAAGAAGTTAATATTGTAGGAACTGGTGATACCAATCATACATTCTCATTGGTAAATCCACCAATTGACGTAGTTAGAAATAGTGATTTACAGTTCAATCTTAGTGATTCTTCACTCAGTGGATATAAACTTAGAATATATGGTGAAAAACAATTCATCAATGAATATAATTCTTCCTATGATAGTAGAGATTTTAACGTAGAAACTTTAGGTGGAATTGGACAAACTGGATCTTCATTAACAATTAAGTACTCCGAAAATATTCCGTCTAATCTTTTCTATACTCTCGAAAAATCATCATATATTAGCACTACTGATACTGATGTATTCAATGGTTCTAGAATAAACTATATTGACAGTGAATATAATGGAACTTATGATATTTTCTCCGTTGATAATACTTCATTCAAGTATTCACCATCTAAGATGCCAATAGTTCTTTCATACGTAAAGAACCAAACTGATAAACTTGAATATACAGTTAAAAATTCAAAAGAAGATATAAGTGGATCTATATCAAAGATTGATATATTGTCTAGAGGATTTAATTTTGAATCACTTCCAAAATTTGTTGATATAACATCTGAGAACGGAGTAAATGCAAATGTGATAGCAATATCAACTTCTGTTGGACGAATTAAGAAAGTAAGATTCAAAGATATTGGGTATGATTATCCATCAGACAAAACACTTAGACCTGAAGCATTTGTTCCACCAATTTTAACTTTAGATGATTTAGACACTATTGAAAGAATTGATATTGTATATGGTGGGGCAAGGTATCTTAGTGATCCAGATTTAATTCTCTGGAATGAAACTAAAGGTGAAATCGTAGATGCAACTTCACTAGTAGCTAAAGCACCCAATGGATCTATATCAGAAGTTGAAGAATTGGGTCCATTGTTTGGATTAGAATCAGAACCACATAGATTAGTCGCTATCAATAACTCGAATGGAGTTGGTATATCTTCAATCAGCACCAGTAATGCTGGGATTGCAACTTGTATACTAACAACACCTATTTTAGGATTTACATCTCCATTGTTTGCTGCTGGAGATTTAGTTTTCACTGAAGGGATTCAGATGGAGGATTCCGGTGATGGTTACAACTCTGAAAACTATGGATACAAATTCTTTAAGGTAATTTCTTACGAAAATACCAGTCCAGCAAAACTTGAATTCAAACTTGCTGGAAATGATGATGTATTATTATCTACAAATGCAGGTATTGCAAAGACATTACAATCTGGTTATGCAACTATCGTAAACAAGAAAAATTATCCAACATTTAATGTAATTCAAAAGAGAACAGAATTCTCATCAAATGAAAGATTATTTGTTGATACAGGAACTGGTTTCTTTAATACAGATTTGAAAGTATCTCTTATTAGAGACGATTATATCAAGATTCTTGGTCGTTATGATTTGCGTGAGGGATCTAAAATTAAAGGTGTTATAAGCGGTGCTATCGCCACAGTTGTAAAAATTGATAGAAAGAGGGCAAAATTCACCATTGAATATTCCTCTAGAAATGATATTGGATGGGCAGATGATATAGGAAAGACTAGTGAAGATTATCAAGTTGTTCCTGATAATGATTACTATCAGTGCCTCTCATATTCAATTAAGAGTCCAATAACATGGGATCAATTATCTGGTCCTGTTAACAGTTTGGTTCATCCAGCTGGAATGAAGAATTTTGCTGATGTTGGAGTATCTTCAGTAGGAGTTTTTGATTCAACTTTAGAAGGATCTACAACTTCACTTGTTGTATTAGATGTAATTAGTGATGAACGTGTTGATGCTATCAATACATTTGACAATACTATTGATGATGGACCAATTCAAAGTGCTATTGGAATTTTCCCCAAATCAAACACTTTACAAATTCAAAACAGGAAATTAACTGATTTTACCGAATGTAGAACTAATAGAGTTCTTATTCATGATGACATTAGTGATAAGTTTTCTAGCACTGGATTCAAAGATACATTCGCAGAAATTGAAGAAATTAGTTCTTTAGAAAATCACATTAAATACACTATACAAATAGTAGATCCAGACACTTCTGATGTTCAACTATCCGAAGTTGTTGTACAATCTAATGATACTGATACATTTGTTTTTGAAAAATACTCTGCATTAACTGGTGATAGATTTGGAACTTTTAGGGCAGATATTGATACTGATGGAAGAAAGACGCTCATCTTTGATCCAACAGATCCATTTGATAGAGATCATGACATCAAACTTCTAAAGAAATCATATCTTTATCAAAATTTACCTGGTGGACAAACTGGAACCGGAGATATATCCTTTGGATCAGTTGAGTTTAAGGGTTCATTTGTTTCTGGAATTAATAGTGTTGGACCATATGATCCACAACTAGTTGGATCTGGAACAACGAGTATTAAAACTATTGCAACTTTTGATGCAAACACTTTTAATGGTGCATTTGCTTCAATTGAAATTACCGATAGATTTAACACAGTTCCAGAACAATACATTGAAGCTTTCGTTGACTTTGATGGAACAGATACTTATCTTAGTGAATATTATTTTGATACTATTACCAAATCATATAGTTCATCTTCAACAGGAATTTTAACTGTTGCATATGATTCTAATGCTGGTATTGTTTCCTTAAGAGCAAGAAACGATGCAATTACCTCTGAAGGTCCAGTATATGATGTTCGTTCCAATATAGTAGGATTTGGAACAACCAACTCTGGAATAGGAACATATAGATTCTTGCTTAATAATCAACCTCCAGGTAATGAAAGGAGTGCTAGGTATGAATCTACAATAGGATTTGGAAGTAACCCTATTCCAGTAGGTACATTTGATATTAACACAGTTTCTTCTTCAAATTCAATTGTCCGTGTATCTGCAGGGCATACTTCATCTATACATCAAGTTGCAATTCTTTCAAACAATATTAAGGGAACAACTAATGTTGTTCCTGGACCATACACTATTGCAAATGGCAATACTGGATTAGGAACATTTGGTGGATCAATTGTTGGAACTAATTTCGTTCTTGATTTTTATCCAGATCCTGGATACAATGTTGAACTTCAATCTATGAATGAAGTTCTTTATAGACAATCTGATTTTGATAATCAAGCATTAGATCTTGAATATGGTCCAGTTAATCAGAGAGTATTCCTATCTGCATATGATGGATTGAATGGAAAGAGAGCAAATAGAAAGAGTTTCGAATTACTTCATGATGGCAATCCAATTTACTTGAAGACATTTGATCCAGCAGATACAAATGTTTTAGATTATGAATCTGGAATATTTTCCTATCCAAATCATTTCTTCAATACTGGTGAGGAGTTAATTTACACTCCAAATTCTACTTTTATTGGTGTTGGGCAAACAGCTATTGGCATTGGTGAAACTTCAAATCATGCAGGTATATTGACAACTAAACTTCCACAAAAAGTTTTTGCAATTGCTTTAACTCCTGATACATTTAGATTATCAACAAGAGAAGAATATGCGAGAGCAGGTATTTTCGTAACATTTACTGATGCGGGTGAGGGTAATGCACATGAGTTGGAATTTACAAATAAGTTAAGCAAAACGGTCATCGGTCTTGATGGTATTGTTCAACAACCAATTTCGTTTACTCCAATCAATCATATTCTTAGACATAATTCTGGAGGAATCGACGTAGGAATTTCAACATTCAATTTGAGTGGAATTTCTTCGATTCAACCTAGAGATTTGCTGAAAATTGATGATGAGTATATGAAGGTTATTGAGGTTGGACTTAGTACTAATGTTGGTGGACAAATCTTAGGTCCTATTAATGGTATTATTGCATCTGGTGCTGCCGCAACTCACCCCACAGTATCTGTTGAAAGAGGAGTTGTTGGTTCAATTGCTGCACCTCATACAGATGAATCAGAAGTTAGAATTTTCAGAGGAGCAATCAATATTGTTAAAAATGAAGTATTCTTTTTGGATCCACCGAAAGGCAATTCTAGAGCAAGAAGAGATGAAGGAAATCTACCTTATGTAAGAGCAGAATTCTCTGGTAGAACTTTCTTAAGATCGGATTATTCTACTAATATGTTATTCGATGATATTTCTGATTCATTTACAGGAATAGCAAAAACATATACTGCAACTGTTGGTGGTATTAACACTACAGGTATAGAACCTGGTAATGGAATTCTATTCATTAATGGTGTGTTCCAGACACCTACCACAGAAAATAATGCAGGTAATAACTATAGTTTTGAAAATGATTCGACCAATGGAATTTCAAGCGTAGTATTTACTGGAATTACATCAATTAATGGAAGTCCAATTCAGTCTGAATTTGATATTAACCAAAATCAAATTCCTAGAGGTGGTTTAGTTGTTTCATTTGGTTCCACTCCAGGATTGGGATACGCTCCATTAACTGGAGCAAATGTTAAAGCTAAAAAAGATTCTTCAGGTGCTCTTACTGAAATAGTTGGTATCAATACTTGGGTAAATCCTGCACCTATTACATCTGCAGATTATAATAATATTTCTGGTTTAATTGAAATCGAAACCAGTGATGAACATTATCTTAAGTTGGGTGATAGAGTCAAATTAGAGAATTTGATATTCCAATGTGATACTGGTAGTGGATTAACTAATAAAGTTTATCCAGACCATAATCGTTCATTTGATATCTTTAACATTATCAATTCTAAAAAATTAGTAGTTAATGTTGGTGTTAGCACTATTGTTCATACTTACATTAGCGGTGGAGAAATTTATGAGCACTTCTCTTTAAATACTGGATCTGGATATAGAGAACCGGTAT